TGCGATGAAGTGTATTTCACCAACCCGCACGACACGGTGGGATGTATCGGTACTATGTGCGCGATGCTTACCAACAAGGACGGCGATGTGAACACCGTGACCCAGGAACGCTACGCCGAGATTTACGCCGACGGATCTCCTTATAAGAACAAGGAATACCGTGACGCGGCAGAAGGAAACTACGAAGGAATCAAGGAAGAGCTGAACAAGCTTTGTAGCGATTTTCAACAGATGGTCCGAGAACGTCGTCCAAGAATGACCGAAGACCAGCTGACCGGAAAGACCTTCGAGGCCGGAGAGGTGGTAGGTACCATGGTCGACGGTCAGGGTGACTTCAAGTTCTGCATAAACCGCGTGCAGCAGTTGGCCGGAGTGAGTCAGAAGCCACAAGGCAGTTCGTCAGGAACTTCACGCGAAGACAAGAAACCGGAAGGAATAAAGGAAGAAAAGCAGCCGGGAACACGGGAGCAGGCTTCTGTGGAGCAGCCGGCATCAGATAAACCAAAATCACAAACTCAAAAACAAGCAACTATGGCAAAAAGCTATCCATTTATTCAGTCGGCTGCACAGGTCAACTCGCTGGTAGTCGAAGAAAATGGCGGTTTCTACATGGTAGAAACAATGGCGGAAAATGTAGAAGCGTTCGTCATGAAAGCCAAACAGACGGAATCTACGCTGGCTGCGAAACTCACGGAAGTAGAACAGCTTAACGCAACCATCGAAAAGATGAAGAAAGACCATGCGGAAGCATTGGCCAACCTGAAATCGGAACACGAAAAGGAGGTTTCTTCATTGAAAGATGCGCACGAAAAGGAGATTTCCTCGCTCAAGGAAACCCAGAAAAAGGAATCGGAAGACCTTTCCAGCAAACTGGCGGAAGCCGAGAAAAGCATCGAACAGAAAGATGAAGAAATCAAGGAACTGAGCGAAACCGCACAGCAGGCACCAACCCCGCAGGACCCACCGAAAGACAACAACGGAGGTCAGGAAAGCGGACAGTTCCATGTACAGAGCGTATGCGGTGAAAACATGAGCTGGGCCGAAAAAGCGGAAGCACGCCGCAAGCGTGACGCTGAAATCAGTAAAGCCCGCTAATGAGCATGGCCAATAAGAGATAATAACACAACACAAAAACTAAACTAGACACGAACGATATGGCAACGCACTTAGTGAAGAGAATGTATCTCATGTAAAAGACATTCTTGCTCCGGACATCATCGAAAGCCCGGTACTCGATAATATGGCAGTGTTCCAGAAGCTGCGCATCAAGGTTATCGAAGATATTGAATATGCACAGACGCAGATTATCTTCCGTCGTAAAGGTGGGGAAGCCCGTCGCTACAAGGAAGGTTCCACTTTAACTTCCACTCTCGGTTTCATGGACGAAAGCAAGCTGGTGATGAACCAGATTTGGGCCCGTTACTTTGAGAACTTGCAGAACTTCCGTGAGAAACAGCCGTTCAGCATCCTGGGGTCAAATGGCACCTACAACGCACCGGTCACTGAATTTATCCTTCGTCAAATTGGTAAACAGTTTGCAGGTGATAACCTGAGTAACCTGTTCTTCGGCGACATTACGCTGGGTGATGAAAATCCTTACAGCCTGTACAACGGTTATTGGACCATCATCAACAACTTCATCAATCTGGGTAAGATTTCTACCAAGGAAGGAAACCTGGTGACATGCGACCCGATTAACGACAGCCCTGAAACCCAGGATGGAGAGCACTTCGATGCTTTTGTAGAATGGGTGGAAGGATGGCACCCGTTGCTTCGTAACGCTCCGGAAGTAATCGTTTATATGTCTCCCAAGCAGAAGCGACTCATTACCCACAGCTACATGCGCAAGTTTACAGCTCTCCAGACAACCAGTGCCGGAAGTGAAGGATTCTCGTTTGTAGGTATGGAAAACATCAAGATTGTGACCGACGGTATTATCGGTAAAGGTGGCCGTATGATTGCTACTCTTCCGGAAAACCTGCAATTCGGTCTTGACCGCGCAAGCGACTGGAACGCGGTAATGATGAGCCACGACCCGAACGATCTGAACGTATTGATTTTCCAGGTACAGTCTACCGTGGGTGCACGTATTCTGGACATCGCACCTTCCAAGTTCTGCGTAAGCGACGGCACCATTGAACAGGTAGAACAGCTCAACGGTGACTACCAGAAGAACACCCTGACAGTGACTTCAAACAACGAGACATGGGGTAAAGTAGCAGTCGCTCCGGATCAACAGACCTATGTGAAGGGCGATACGGTGAAACTGACGGCTACAGCCGAAGAGGGATACCACTTCGTGAAGTGGAGCGACGGTGCAACGATTTCTCCGCGTGACATCGTGTACAGCGGGTATCCTACCGTCCTTCAGGCCATCTTCGAGAAAGATCCCGAGGAGTAACCGCTCGCTGAGATAAGAAACAGGCTGCCGGGAACGGCAGCCTTCACAACACAAACACAAACTTTTAAAACCAGACAATTATGGCAGAATTATCATGCGACTTAATGGATATTGGTCAGGCTGCTGCCGGTTGCGAAGAACAGTTTGCTGGTATCGGTAATCAGATATACGTAGCCTATCCGGAAGATTTGGAAGCAACTCCTACCTATGATGAAACCAAAGCTGCATTTGCTACTGGAGCTTTCACATTCAAGTCAGGTAAAGGAGCCTGGAAGTTCCGAATCAAGAAACAGAGCGGACAGATTTCATCTACCGGAAACGAAGGTGCAAAAGGCTACAATGTACAATTGATGTTTACTATCGACAAGGACGTGGAGAATGCGGCTCATGTACTCCGTATTCTGAAAAACCGTGGAGATGCAATTTTCTTTGCAGAAAATCCTTCAGGAGGTTACTACGTAGTGTACGATCCTACTTTCGGAACAGAAGTAAACAACAATTACGACAGCGGTACCACTCCGGATTCTGACAGCGGTCATGCGGTAACTGTTACCAGTAACCCGAACCGTTACTCCCTGACTACCTGGTCGGGGGCATTGACGCTGAAATCGGAGGCAGGTGCAGGAGTAGGCGGATAACCCGTTCGCTTCAAGCGCATTAAACGAATGAAAATGTGGATAAAAGTCCGGAACCAGCTAATCGGTTCCGGACTTTTTTGTGTCCTTCAACGGCACATCGGTTTTCCCTACTTTTGGGCTAAAGTAATTGAAAAACAAAGGATATGATTACAGAGAAAGAATATTTAAAAGACTACAGAACCATGAACGAGGAAGAAAAGAAAGATTACCTGGACAGGGTAACACGATGGACAGACGAAACCTTTCCGGAACTGCTGGCTCTGGCCGACTGCTGGATGAAGGTACCGGTGAAGGACTTCGACGAAGGTTGCCGACTGGTTTCTGCTATCGTCCGGGCAAAGGATTTCCTGCGCGACGTGCAACGCTATGAAGCCCGCCGTGCGCTTACCAAGATGAATTTATTTCTGAAGGATGTACGCCAGAAATCCGGTCTGGCCAAGAAAGCTACCCGCGGGCCGGTTGGGACCGTTCGTTACAAAGCGATTGTACCCGATGACGGTGCGCCCGATGAAGAAGGAAACATGACTGCCCGCCAGTACGAGGAGCAGGAAGTGGACGGTCGCCGACCGAAGGAATTTGCACTATATAAGGAAAAACTGCCGAAATCTCTCCGTGAAAAAGGAGAGAAGGAACTTTCCGGCATGTACCTGGAACTGGCCGAGTACCGCGGCACGCTGGAAGTAATGGCCGAGAATCCCAACGTAAGCGACGAAGCACGTGCCGACATGGCACAGAAAGCCATTGCGTCCGAGCAGAAAATCCGCGCGTTCTGGACCAATGTGGATGCCGCCCTGAACGGTACCTACACCGAGCCGGAAACTTCCACAGCCGACAGCATGAAACGTCCTGGCGACTTTACCCGCGCCGAGATAGAAGCCATGAAGGATGTACGCCAGCAGGAAGTATGCCGCAAGGCCCGTGTGGACGGAAACAAGAAATACATCAACCGCAGCGACGTGAAGATTACCGAGGAATACAAGGAACAGCTACGTCTGCGTATCGAGGAACTGATGGAGTGGGGAGAAAACCTGCCGAAAAAGACCGCCGAAGTAGCTACTGCAGCCGGTATCTTCGTTCCCGGTGTAAACGCTCCGGTCGGTTCCGAACAGGCAGGAACGAAGTCCGCTTCTACCGAAAAACAAGAGGATAAGAAATCGGATGAAAATCCGGTGAAGTGTACAGAAAATGCCGAAAAGCGTACCGAAAATGAGGAAAAACGTGCAGAAACCACGGTAAACCGTACAAAAACGGCGGAAGAACCGAAAAAAGCTACAGAAACCCCACGCAAGAAAGTAGATCCTACTGAGAGCGTGACGGAAGGGCAGATGAAAGGAGGCGCACAATGAGAATAATTGAGCCTTGCTGCTACCACAAGCAGTTGGAAGGGATGATTGACGAATGCAGTGAAAAGCATACGGCAGCCAACTTCTTCAGCTATTCCGACTGGGACATGTGCGACCTCCTGGGCACACTGTCCGGCTACTGTTCCGGAGGAACAATGCGCATCGTCATGGTTCGCCTCGATGTGAAGCTCATTCAGACCCTCCGGCGCATCCTTTCGCACAAACATCCTGACCCTGCAAATCCTTCACACCAAATTGCTGACATCGGCAAAATGGTTTTGATTTCCCAGCCTCCATCTTCAGGTGCCACTTTCGACCAGCGGCAGGAGATTCGCACACAGTTGGACGAGTTTATCAAGTCGGGCCGGCTGGTGGTGTGTGAGGACAACGTGGGTTTCCGCTGCGTCACGGTGAAGAGCAAATCGCACAGCCTGGTTATTCAGGGAAGTTTGAACACCCAGCGTAGCAACGCCATGCAGATGTTCACGCTTACCACCTCGCCGGAAGAGTATGAGAATGTGGCGGAAATTCTTCGCGCGAAGGAGCACACGAAAAGCATATTCAAGCAGTAACCATTTCCGTATGGTCACGGAAATGGTTTCGCAGCCAAATGTAAAAATAAGCATGTTTCGATGTGCTTGTTTTTACATGTGAAGTTAGGTGATTGATTTTCAAATTTATACAACATTAAATTAAGAATATTATGAAGAAATTTATTAGAACAGAAGAAGTACAGGCTACAGAAGCTATTCTGAAAGGTGGTAAAATTTACCTTCCTACGGATGCAATCCCCAAAACGATGGAACCGAGAGTGGAAGGATACAAGGTGGTAGATTCCAATGGATGCGTCAGTTTTATTCCCAAAGCGGAATTTGAGAAAAGGTACAAATGTGTTGAAACAGTCTAAAATTCTAATACAACTATGAAATATAAGAAAAGACCAGTGGTTATTGAAGCTATTCAGCTTAAAGAAGACAACTTTGATGAAGTATGCGATTTCATGCGTTGTACTCCAGAACCGAAGCATAATCCGGATTTCGGTATAGATGAAAAAGGTAATACCAACAATCCTTATCTCGGTTGGTATGTTGAAACTCTTGACGGTAAAATGCTGGCAAGTTATGGAGATTACATCATAAAAGATGAAAAAGGAGGATTTTATCCATGTGAATCTGAGTTCTTTAAGAAAACATATTTACCAGTGAATGAAAATGGTGATTCAATGTGTTTTGGCGATGCGATTGAAGTCCTAAGACAAGGTGGAGCAGTTCGCAGAAAAGGATGGAACGGAAAAGGAATGTTTGTCGTCAAGCAAGTACCGGCACACATTGGAAATGATGTAATTCCGAAAATGCAATCACTTCCACAATCCGCCAAAGACATCATCCTGAAAGGGAAAGGATTCATTGATTACACGTGCCAGTGCCTTCTGTATAATGAGAATACCGGTCGTGCGGATTCATGGAACCCTTCCATAGCGGATGTATTCGCAGAAGACTGGGAGATTTTACAATGATTATAACAAAAAACGATGGAATAGAAACATGTTTTGAAAAATAAAATATACTACAATGGATTTAGGAAGTGGTATAAAGCTGATACATGGAGATTGTCTGGAAGAAATGAAACATATTCCTGATGGTAGCGTGGATTGTATTATAACATCTCCTCCTTATAATGTAGGAATTAAGTATAATAGTTATTTCGATAAAATAGACTATTGTGACTATATCAAATTTATTGAGATATTCATAGATTCTTATTTTCATAAACTATCACCTGATGGTAGGATATGTATAAATATAGGAGATGCAAAAAACGGATCAATACCTACTCATAGTGACTTTATTCAAATTCTGAAGAAATATCGTTTTATTCCTATAACAACTATTATATGGAATAAAAATACGACTTCGAACAGATGTGCATGGGGCAGCTATTTATCTGCGAAATCACCTTCATTTCCGAGAGGATATGAATTTATCTTAATATTCGGGAAAACAAAATCAAAATTATCTAACGGTACTTCAACAATCACAAAGGAAGAATGGAAAGAATATAGTAATGGACTTTGGACTTTTGCACCTGAAAACAAACAAAAAGAAATAGGCCATCCTGCTATGTTCCCAATAGAACTTCCTACAAGATTAATTAAAATGTTAACTTACAAAGATGATATTATATTAGACCCATTTTCAGGCAGCATGACCACAGCCATTGCAGCCATCAACACAGGCAGAAGATGTATCTGTATAGAAAAAGACGACAACTACTTTAAAATAGGAAGTGAGAGAGTAATCAATCACTTGAAAGAAACACAATCACAACTATGGCAAGCGAAATAGCACAACGATTCTACGACCTGCTGCGGAAGCACTTTGAAACGGGAGTTCCGTGGCAGAACATGGCCTTTACCGACGAGCAGAAAAAGCGTGTGGAAGTATGCCTGGATGCGTACAAGCGTTTTGAGGAGGACCCGTTCATGAACCTTCGCCAGTACATTGTCAACAGATGGAAGCGAACGTACAGCCAGTTGGGAGGCGACCTGAAGGTGATAGACTTCATTTCGTCGTTCTACGCCAAGGGACAGCGAAACATTTCCTCGATGAAGGTGCGCCACGCTGCCGACCTGATGATGCGAAACGGGGCCGATACGGGCGACATGAAAGCAGTGTACAACGGAGCCAGTCTGCTCACCAAGATTGACCGTCTGGACCAGCCGGAAACGCCGGAGGAACTGGGCGACGAACTGATACGCATGCCGGTAGTCATTACCTCGGATGTAAAGAAGAAATTCCCGAACAAAACCGGACACGACAGCGAGGAAATGCGTCGCCTGAGAAAGAAGTACGGCGTGAAGCTCGACCATTGGCAGGAGATGGTGGAAGACGACGACGGCGTATATGTAAGCGAGGAACAAAACGCTCCGGAAGAGGAATACGATGAAACAATCCGGGACGGTTTTACACAACCGGGAGAGGAGGAATAAACCATGGCACGACGAAACGACTATGAATCCGCTCGCGAGGAATCACTCCGAAGGGCACAGCGTCACGCCTCGACATTGTCGGGAGTGAAAGAGATGGAAGAGCAGGAAGCTGCAGTGAACTACATCTACATGAATCCGGCCCAGCGCGCGGTGTACAACTACCGGTGCCGTATCACCACCGTGGAAGCGGGTCGTGGTACCGGAAAGACCGACGGTTTGATAGCGCCTCACATGTTGGGATGCGTCCAGTCCATGCCGAGGGGAACCGGGCTTTTCTTGGGGA